AGAGGGTAAGAATGAAAGAGGTGCATATTTCTCTTTTTTGATGACATCAGACATTCTTGCCGGTAATTTAATTATAAATGAATTAGGTACATATAAATATACTATCTATGCTATGGGTGATGCCGGTAAGCAAGAAAAAATTTATGAGGTAGATAGAGGTTTGTTTCATATATTTAATAGTGATACATTTGAAGATAATTATATAAATCCATCTGCTACCACAATTCCAGCAGTTAAAGTTTATAAACCTGCATAAAAATGAGTGAATTACTACAATTAGGACAAGGTCATAGCTATACAGATGATTCAGAGGTTGTAAAACAAGGACAACCATTTGTTTCATATGGCTCTAATAATGATTATCCGGATTTCCTTATAGATTTATACCAAAAATCAGCAGTACATAACGCATTATGTAACTCAATTTCTACTTGGATATATGGCGATGGTATTACATCTCCCGATATAAATACAAAATCAGAATCTTGGGCAAAATTTAAAGCATTATTTGAGCAAGGTATTGGTAAAAACACAATACAGAAATGTATCCTGGATTTAAAGGTACACGGAGGCTTTTATTTGTCTATATCATACTCTTTAGATAGGAGTACAATATCAGAGATAAATCATATGCCTTTTGAATGTATGAGAGTAGAGCAAGAAATGAATGGTGAAGTTGAATATTACCTTTATTCAAAGGATTGGAGTAATTACAGAAAGGCAGGTTATGAAAAAGTAAAATCATTCGATCCATCTTGTAAGAAATCATATCCAAATCAGATTGCTTGTTTTAAAATGTATTCGGTAGGGCAGTATTACTATCCAAAACCGGATTATCAAGGAGGTATTAATTACATTGAGCTCGATAAGAATGTATCGGAATTTCATTTGGCTAATATAAAGAATGGTCTTGCACCATCTTTTATGATTAACTTTAACAATGGTATTCCATCTGATGAGAAAAGACAAGCAGTAAAAAATAGTATAGAGCAAGAATTAGCAGGTTCATCTAATGCTGGTAAATTTATTGTTTCATTCTCTGATGATAGAAATAACTCTCCCGAAATTACCGTACTACCACAATCAGATGCAGATAAACAATATGAGTTTCTATCGAAAGAGATTACATCAAAAGTAATGATTTCGCATAGAGTAGTTTCACCAAGATTATTTGGAGTTAATGCAGATGGTGGTGGTTTAGGTAATAACGCAGATGAATTAAGAACTGCATCTATTTTATTTGAAGATACCGTTATCAATAATTATAGAGATATTTTATTGGAGGCGATGCAGTTGATTATGTTCGAGGCAGGGCAACCTATAAAACTTGAATTCGAATCTAAAAATCCTTTCCAATCAGAAGAAGATGCTAAAAGAGATGTAGAAGAAATAGAGGCATCTGAGCATCATTTTAAAAGTTTGGAGGATATAGATAAGAAACCAACTAAAGGAATGATTGCAGAGGCTCGTAAGGGCTTAGAATGGCGAAGAGAATATGGTAGAGGTGGTACAGAAGTTGGTGTGGCAAGAGCAAGAGATATAGCCAATGGTAAAAACCTATCAATATCTACTATAAAGAGGATGCATTCATTCTTGAAAAGGAGTGCAGATAATGAACAAGCAGAAGGTTATGAGCCAGGAGAGGATGGATTTCCATCAGCAGGAAGAATAGCCTACGCATTATGGGGTGGTAAACCTGCATTATCTTGGGTTGAGAAAAAAATAGCAGAGATTGAAAGAGTAGAAAATCTATCAATGGAGATAGATATGTCTGATGATGATGAGAATAGTTGGTTGGAATATCTTGCTGATAAAGGTGAGATAATGAATCCGGAGGAATGGGAATTAAAAGAAGAAACAGAGGTTTTAGATGCAGATGCAGAATGTGATATACACAATGAGCCTTTTAACTTTTTTAAACGATATGCCGATCCGGATAAAAAATCACAAGTAGATAAAGGTTTGTATAAGATACGATACCGATATTCTCAAAACCTTTCAAAGAATAGTAGATTGTTCTGCAAGAATATGGTGGCTAATGCTAAACTTGGAGTATCATATAGATTCGAAGATATTAAAGAAATGGAATCAGATGGTATAAACGGACAATTCGCAGAGAAAGGAAAATCTAAGTATTCTATTTGGCTTTATAAAGGTGGATGTTTCTGTCATCACAAATGGATTCGCCAGGTATGGTTTAGAAAACAAGATAAAGGTCGATTCTTACCAAATAAAGGTTTAGATAACGATAGAGATGTAACCGGTACTGAGCCAAAAGGTGCTGGATTACGGAATGCAAAAGGTTGGAAAAAAGCCAACACACCAACAAAAGATTTACCAAACGGAGGAAAAATAAATTAAGATTATGGCACTAAATTTAAAAGAAAAAGAAATACGAAGAAGAAAAGTAGGTCAAGGTAGTTTGGCAGAAACGATTACAAAAAGCGATTCAATTACATATGATGCAGAGTTTAATATTTATGTTGGAACAAAAGGTGATTTAAAAGTTGATACTATTGATGGGCAAACCATAACATTAAAGAATGTACCAGCAGGAACTTATATTGATTGGATTAAAGTAAAAAAAATATATTCAAAAGGAACAACTGCAAGTGATATTGTAGCAATATATTAAGATATGGCACAACAACAAGTAGTATTTATAGATGCTGAATATGTAAAAGCATATTCTCAAGTTGGAGGTAATGTAGATGATAAATATTTATTATCTGCAATACTTACTGCACAAGACAAATATATTCAACCTTTACTTGGAACATACTTGTATGATAATCTGAAAACAAATATTGATGATTTAAATAGTGCAAATGCTAATTATCCCGGATTAATGGATAATTATATTCGTATGGCTACTATGAGGTGGACATTGGTCGAGCTCTATCCGTACTTATCTAACAAAATACTTAATAGTTCTATTTCTCAAGTATCCGGAGATAATGCTACTCCAATACCAAAATCAGAAGTTGATGCACTTGTTTCATTAGAGAGAAATAACGCACAATTCTACTCTGAAAGATTAATTGATTATTTACAAGCAAATACAGATTTATTTCCAAAATACAATCAAACACGAACATCTGCCGATATGAGTCCAACATACTCTGCATACTATGAGAATGGATTAACTATTAGTGGCGATAATCGTAATGATTGGCTAAAGAAAATTAATTGTTGTAAATAATGGGCAGACCAAAAGGTAGTAAAAACAATAAAGAGGTACACAAAGAGAAATTGAGGTTGTATCTCGACAAACAGAAGAAAAAATGTCAAAAGAATTAGATTTTGCAGTTTTCAATAGTCTTAATGCTGGTGCTTTATCTATCACATTCATCGATGTTGAATCTATGCTTACAATATTGGTTTTACTATCAGCACTTGCATATAACATAAAGAAAATAAGAGATGACAAATCTTAAATATTTCTCTAAATCTGAATTTAAATGTGGCCAGGTAAATTGTTACGATAAGATGGATCGTAATCTTTTAGAGATGTTAGATGTTGCAAGAGGTATTGCAGGAGTGCCATTTAAAATTAATTCTTCTTGGAGAGATGAAGAAACGAATCGCAAGGCAGGAGGGAAATCTAACTCAAGTCATCTGAGAGGAAATGCAGTAGATATTCATTGCAATAACTCACAAGATAGATTATTAATTATTGATTCTTTAGTTACTGCTGGATTCAGCAGAATAGGAATAGCAAAAACTTTTATTCATTGTGATGTAGATGAAAATCTACCACAAAATGTAATGTGGTTATATTAATGGGTGGATGGGAACTATCAATCGGAATATATACCGGTGTACTATTTGGAATTTGCACCGATAGATATAATGATGGTTTTCGGCATTGCATTTATATACCTTTTTTATTCATTTCATTAGATACTTATTATGATTGATTTCATTTTAGAAAATTGGGCAGAATTGCTAATCGGATTATTAGCATTTGTTAAGATTATTGTAAATCTTACACCTACTGAAGAAGATAACAAAGTATTCGGTAAAATTGATTCATTAATTAACTTTTTCATAAAAGATAAAATCAAATGATGTACATTTTAGTTCCTTTTATTATAATGCTACCTGCATTCGCATATTACTATTTAGATTGGTATTACAATGAAAGAAAATAAAGAAACAGAGGCAGAAAAGTTTGCTAAAGAACAAGCAAAAGGTATTTGGGATTCCTGGATCTCAGATTCAACAGATTGTGATGATTCATACATAATAGATTTAGTAGATGAAGAATCTAATTAAAACTTTAGGAGGTATTTCTGATGTTTTTAAAGAAGGGCAAAGGCAAAAGAAATGGTCAGCTAAGAGAAGCGTTAGTGGTGTGCTTGTTACTGCATCTGTTACTGATATGGCTACTAATGGATTAACTGAATACAATGTATTGTTATCATTTATTGCAGTATTACCGTTATGTTTTAGTGCATTTCAAAGATGAATAAACCGGATAGCTTTAACAGAATGCGATTACAACCGGATGAGGTTGATTTAATCAAAGAATATAGAGCAAAATCAATAGACAATATTAATGATAATACTGCCTTAGATTTACATCTAAAGGAAAGAGGTATTAATAAGAAAGATGTTGTATCTGTTAAGCATTGGCAAAACTTTAATGGTGAGCTCAGATTCTCCATTGTTACAAAAGAGAAAAATAGAATAAACGAAGATGCAATTTATGAGAGATTGCAGAAGTTTATTAGAGGGCATTCACCAATATATCCAAAAATACATCGAACAAAGGGTAATCATCTCTTAGTTATTAATCCAGCAGATATTCATATCGGTAAATATGCATCAGAAAATGAAACCGGTGATGAATATAGTTCAGAAATTGCTTATAAAAGAGTTTTAGATGGTGTTAAAGGCATTATCTCTAAATCTAAAGGCTTTCGTATAGATAGAATATTATTCTGCATAGGAAACGATATTCTGCATATAGATTCAGTTTACAATACAACCACAAAAGGAACACATCAAGATACAGATGGAAAGTTTTGGGAACATTATGAGATTGCATTGGAGTTATATGTGCGATGTGTGGAGATGTTGCGTAAGATTGCACCGGTAGATTGTGTACATTCTATGAGTAATCACGATTATATG